TCACCGGCCCCCATAGGTGCGGAATACTTCTGCGCTGTAGGCATACCACACAACGACGGTTGCGCCGGGATTCTGCCGGAGCTGGTCATTTGACCAGGCATCCACAGCGGCTTCACTGGAGAAGGATGCGCAATCACTCATGCGCCCGTTGGGATACTCTGTGCGGGCGGTGAATTTGATTTCCATTATATTTTCCTCCTTGACTTGTGAGGGGAGGCAATGCTACAATGTGATTGCCTCCCCTCGTGGGTTGGTGTTAGGCTCTTTGCGTGTCGCTTTGGTCGGTGGATCACGCAAGGGGCTTTTCTTATGCGCTCAGGACAAAACGCCGGGTGCTGGTCTGCTTGCTGAACCGCTCCCACAAATCCGGGGCCGCTGCCTTGAGTGCCTTGCTGTCCAGGCGGCTGCTGGTGACGGACTTCCAAGTGATCTTGAAGCTAGAGCCGTGCAATTCATCGGCATTGTTGGCGGTCATATAGGCTTTAAGTTCGTCCTCGGTGGCGGCGATCTCTGCCGCCAGTTCATCAGCCATCCGGCGTAGCTCCCGCAGTTCGGAAACCTTGCTTTCTAATTCGTTCATGCTCATGTGTGTACCTCCTTGAATTTTGTTGCCGCCTCTGTTGTAGCCTTTCATTGTGGGAGTGGCTTACCGGACGGCCCCGCTGTCATCTCCTCTCTACGCCTATATAATAACATCTATACGACCATATATCAAGATGGGATTATGCACAAATATAGTCGTATATATTTATCTATTTTTCTATATGGTCGTATAGTCGTTTTTGTGTTATAATATCGGTAGAATAGCATAGAGCAACCAGAACGGAGGTATAGCAATGGCTGAAATTTCAGAGGCCCAGAAGCGTGCGCAGCGCAAATATATGGAAAAGTATGTGGAAATTAAGGTTCGCATGACCCCGGATAAGCGCAGCATTGTACAGGATCACGCCCGTAGTCGGGGCGAAAGTGCAACGGAGTTCATCAACCGTGCTATCGATGAAGCAATGGAGCGGGACAACACCCAGGAGGTAGCAGAATGAAAGTGTACACTATCATCGGTGGCGTTAACGGTGTAGGTAAATCCAGCTTCACCGGCGTTCTGAAGGAGCGCAGCACCGATTTAGGAATCATTGTGGACGTTGACAAAATCACCGCTGAACTGGGTGCCGGTGCCCTTGCAGGCGGCAAGGCTGCTCTTAAGAAGATCAACGAGTGCATCGACAAGGGCGTATCATTCACCCAAGAAACAACCCTATCCGGGCGCAAGACGGAGTCCACGGCCCAGAAGGTCAAGGAATTGGGCTATCATATCCGTCTGTTTTATATTGGCCTGGACACCGCCACAGAAAGTCTTGCACGGATCGCCAACCGTGTCCGCCGTGGCGGCCATGATATTCCAGAGAATGACGTAGAACGTCGCTTTGCCGGCCGCTGGGAAGCTGTGGCAAAGATTCTCCCTTACTGTGACGAGGCGGAGTTTTACGACAATGACAACGGCTTTGTTAAGGTGGCGGAATACCGCAATGGCGAACTTCGTACCATCGGAAAGCACCACCCAAAGTGGCTGACAGAGTTGCAGGCATACCTTGATTGACATTACCATCCAATCATGTTATACTTTCTAAGAACCTCTGGGAAGCTGCAACTCCCCAGAGTAAGAAGGGCTTTGACCTCTCGATCAGGTCACGGCTCAACCACAGTTGGTATCAGTGAAGATTGGCCGCTTTCCAATTTGGAGGGCGGTCATTTCTTTTTGTCTTTTCTTCTGTGGCGGCGGTAGCGGTGTTATTTGGTGGGATTGCTTTGGAGTATGTCCTTACCTCTTGAAAGGGAGTTTTCTTCATCTTGTGCGTGTAGCGTCGCGTTTCTGCGCTCACAATGGATAATAGGCATTGACACCATACAATTTTGACAGTAAACTGATTATGAAGCATCACGGCAGCAGTTTCGGACGTAGCACCGTGGTCACTGATATCGGTGGACTGCGTAGCCTCCCGGGAGGTAACCGTAGACTCCGCTTCGGGCGTTGCACTGGGATCAATGACAGTAGGAGAACTGTGGTGCTTCATTGGGAGCAGTCCCGCCAGGCGCTTCGGGCGTAAAGGAATCGGCTTGTACAGGTTCCGGGGTGGCTATGCTCCGGGCAAGGTTGATGGGCGTGGCAAGAGAGCCGGTTTCCGGTGACTCCCCCGCTAGGCTAGGCCTTGCCCTTTCCATAACAATAACGCCGGGAACTGCCCTTGAAGCGGTTCCCGGCAATATCTTTATTCAAAAGGAGCAAATTACCATGACCAATAATTCCACCAAACAGAAGGCTATTCAAGCCATTATTGACAGCAACAAAGAAGTTCTCACCCCTGCGGAGATTGCTCCGATTCTTGGCGTAGATCCGCATTACATCCGCGTTGCAGCCAGGCAAAGACCAGAGCTGCTTAAGTTTGAGTTTTTCATATCTGGCAACTGCACCAAGATCCCACGGATTCCTTTTCTTCGGTACATTGGTATCAACGTAGATCAACAGCCACCCAGCAGAGAACCGCAGGCACAGCGCAGCCCGTTCGACCATAGCCCCATGACCAACGAAGAATTGCTGCTTGCCATCACCCACGAACTCACCACATTCAAGCAGGAGATATCAATCTTCTCCCGGGTATCCTCTGCCTCCACATAGGTAGATACGGACAGATTGTACGCATTTTCCTTGCTGCCAACCTCATCGTTGGATACCAAGCGGCAGAAGTGATCCACATTCTTGCGATCCGCCACAGCCGATACGATGCGCCGGATATTGGCTTCGGTCAGACGGTTGTTTTTCGTTACCTTAACAAACTCACCGGAAGCATCTACAAACATAATGCCGCTATCTGCCTTGTTCTTCCGCAGAAGCATAATATCTACAGAGATCGTAACGTTCAGGAACAGGTTGGAAGGCAGTTGAATGATGGCATCCACATAGTTGTTATCCACCAGGTATTTACGAATCTTCTGCTCCGCGCCGCCACGGTACATAACGCCAGGGAAACAGACAATGGCCGCAGCACCGTTGTTGGCCAGCCAGGACAGGCTGTGCATAATAAACGCCATATCACCCTTGGATGCAGGGGCCAGCACACCAGCGGGAGCGAACCGGGGATCATTGATCAGAAGAGGATTCTTATCACCCTCCCAGGGGACAGAGAAAGGCGGGTTGGAAACGATCAGTTCAAAAGGCTGGTCATCCCAGTGCATGGGAGACAGCAGGGTATCCTCACGCACAATGCTGAATTTATCGAATTCAATATTGTGCAGGAACATATTGATGCGACAGAGGTTATAGGTGGTCAGGTCGATTTCCTGGCCGAAGAAGCCGCGCTCAATATTATCCTTGCCCAGCACCTTTTCCACCTTCAGCAGCAGAGAACCAGAGCCACAGGCAGGGTCATAGACCTTATTTATCTTAGTCTTGCCGATGGTGCCCAGCCGAGCCAGCAGTTCGGAAACATCTGCCGGGGTGAAATACTGACCACCCTTTTTACCGGCATTGGCTGCGTACATACTCATGAGGTATTCGTATGCGTCACCGAACAGGTCCGGATTGATGCCGTCAGTAGAGAACAGGGGCATCTGCGCCACACCGTTCAGCAGCGCAACAAGTACTTTATTACGCTTTGCAACAGTCTCACCAATGGCCTTTGCGTTCACATCGAAATCGTCAAACAGGCCAGAAAAGCTGCTCTCCGCGTCACCACTGGCAGCACTACTCTCGATATTCTTAAAGATCCGTTCCAGGGTTTCATTCAGATTATCATCCTTATCTGCCCGGGCGCGGACATTGCAGAACAGTTCACTGGGCAGAATAAAGAAACCCTTCTCCTGGATCAGACCCTCACGGGCAAACTCCGCATCGGCATCAGCCATCTTGGCATAGTCAAAGTCAGGAGTACCGGCCTCCCGTTCACCTTTATTGATGTACTCTGCAAAGTTCTCAGAAATATAGCGGTAGAACATGGTGCCGAGAACATAGGACTTAAAGTCCCACTCCGCCACATGGCCCGCATGAACCAGATCGGTTGCGATTTTATATATGGTGCGGAACAGTTCTTCCTGATCCTTCTTCATTTCTTTCATGGTAATCCCTCTTTTTTATTTTTATGGGGGAAAATTATTCTTTTATAATTCCCAGATAATCCAGATGACGGTTCAAATTATCAAAACCAGATCTGTCAACATAGTACCGTTTCGGGAGAAAATCTTTGATCATCCAGGTCAGCATTTTATCCGTGGCTTTCCGGATTTCCTCATTGGTCTTCATGTTCCCAGTGTAAAAATGTGTGCCATTGGCATGGACATCATACAAGAATGCTTTTCTGGGAGAATACCAGATATACCGCTCCACCGCAGGTCTGGGAAGGAACAAATCAAACACAATATTCTGCCGGGTAGCGCTGACACGGATATAGCCGACGATGTGATTGTAGTCCCAACAACGCTTCGGGAATGTTTCTGTGTCAATGATCAGATCCATCGTCTGCGGATCAGTTCCAGCGGCATATTCTTTCAATTTATCGATTTTCTGCTGCACCCGGCAACTAAGTTCATCCGGAGAGAGTGCATAAATCGGGATATCAAACAGCTTCTTCATCGACCATTCTCCTTGTATCGGGATACATGAGTATTCCCATCAATTCGATTACTTTTTTATAGACACGCAGTTTTTTTGCGTATATAGATAGATTGCTCAGATTCTTATTGGGATCGTTTGCATAGGCATTCAGTGCCTTGGAAAACAGTTCCGTATCCAACCGGGAGCGATATTTAAAACAATCACATATCGTGCGTTCTCTATCATAGACCGGAAGTGTGACCCCTCCAAAGTCTCCGGTTGTTTTGCCAAGTTCATATAGATCCTGCTGGACAAAATAGGTTTGAAGCGGGAGAACGGCCACATCCAGTGTCGACCTGGATATAGTGCGTGGTACAGTAATTGACCATTTACGCGGGGTAAAGTCACTGTATCCATAATGAAACAATGCCGATTCCACACATACAACTCCCTGGGGGATCAGCGTTGCCAGTATCTGTTCCTCTGTTGCTTCATCCGTCTCGGCCAACTGATAGTAGCCATGGCGTACACGATTCAGGTAACCAGCATTGCATAGGTTTACGACGTCGACCGCACGGATACCGGCTGCCACAAAATCGGCAGATTTAGCAATGCCGCCCTTGCCCTCAATCACTGCTCTTGCAGTTGTCCGAATATCCACGCAATCACCCACCTTGTAATTAAAATCTATACACACTAATAATCTCTGTGTGTTTAATTTTATTATATTCATTAGAACATACAATTTCAACTAAATTTCATACACATTTAATAAATATGTGTGTATGAAATTAATAATCTGAATAAGCAAAATTCCGCACGGTGGTCAGTCGTGCGGAATTTTCCTTAATCTCACATATTTTTATTTAGTCTGATGGTCAGTGATCTTTTTCTTTTTACGACTATTTTGCTTATTTAAGCGTTTTCTCGCCCGTGTACACTCCGGTTTTCCACAAGTAATCGAACGATTGGCAGTACGAACATACGCTTCTCCGCAGAAGGGGCAAGACATCACCAGACCTTTCGGTACAGCCTTAGGTGCCGGATTATGACTCATTTCTTCCGGAGTTGGACCTTCCGCGAGTTTTTTCGCAAAAGTTAACCAGCAAATATCAAATACAGAATGGATATCCGCCGCAAACACCATTTTTCGTGTTCTGGGATCAACTTTCAGCCGGATAGAAAAATCCGGAATCATGTCAACTATCTTCTCCTGCAAATCTTCATAATAATCAAAGGGAACTCTTGCAAAATCATCATAATACGTTCTGCCTTTTGTTGCAGCAATATCCATTTGCATTTCTTTCAGCAAGTCCCCACCTGCTGAAGAATAGTCGACTTTAGGGGCACGATCCGGATCATACTTGTATTGTTCGAAAAACGGAAGTCCTTCAAAATGTCGGCCATCTTCATACAGTGTCAGTGCCGGTTCATCATTATCGATGCACATCTGCTCAAACGCAAAGTGCAGCCGAATAGCCTGGTAAAAACGTTCCAAATCCCGCATGAAGTCATCAATACAAAAGGTTCCATCTCTCTCAATGAAAAAGCCGTCTTCCTCAATTTTATATTGAGGATCAGTCAGATAGTCATGGATGGAATCGATCGCATACGGATGGCCATATTTCTTACACCACTCCACAATTAAATATGTATACGACCTTTCTTCGGAAGGGTCGTTTATTTTTTTAGCCAAGTTGTAGATACTGGCAGTCAGTTCCGCACCAGATGGAGACTCGTTCGAATACAGTTCAGGTTCATATCCCTTCATACAGTATGGCCGAGCAATCAGCATCCCGGACGGCGAATAATCCAGTTCATATTCTTTAAAACGGAACAGGTGATAAATCAGCTGCCCAACACCGCCAATAGCATCGTATTGGAAAGTGTCAGTTGTATGATCTACCTGGATATCCTTGTCTTCATAATCATCATAATAATATTCATATTTATCGTAGGCCATCAGAGAACCTCCTATGTCACCGTTAGAGTCACCATTGGAAATTTGCATTCGGTGACATTATACAGTATAATGTCAAAGAAAACAAGAGCAAACAATAAAATACCTTTTCAAGACGGATGTCGACCTGAACCCAGGTTGTTGCCCGCACCGGCCCACCAGGTCGGTATCATAGGGAAAGTCTGCCCATGTGACAAGGAGGATGAATAAATGAAGAACAGAATTAAGCAGAGAGCAAACCGGAAGCTGAAGGCACAGGAAGAAAGGCTGGACAAGCGAAATCATTACGGTGCCCAGGATCTGACAGCATACAATGCAGTCCAGCAAATCCGCACCAAGGGTAAGGCCGAAATTACCCTGAGATAACACCACTACAGCCACCGATCGGTATCATACCGACCGGTGGTTCTTGTTTGCTCTTTTATTACAAAGGAAAGGAGAAAAGTTATGGAACGATCCACAATGAGCGTGCAAGAACTGTCCGCTCAGATGGGCATTAGTCTGCCCAAGGCATATGAGCTGGTAAAAACACCTGGTTTTCCTACTCTTCGCATCGGCACCAGAATTCTGATCCCTGTCGATGCATTCAAAGCCTGGTTGATGCGCCAGGCTACAGAAAAATGATACCATTCACATTTGACCTAAAGGAGGCGAGCAGTTGGAAGTCATAGTTTTTCATTCCGGAAACTGCGGAAACGCAAAAAACTGCTTATATCCATACAGCGGCACCGGCAACACCCCGGAAGACCTGAAAAAGCTGTTCTGTTATGACCACACTTTTATCCGGTTCAAAGACAATTACCGCTGCAAAGAGAATTTTCTGGAAGCCACCGTTGCCGCCCTGGACAACGATAATGACCATTCCGACGATCCCGCAGAGTGGATTCCTATCGAGGCCATTCCTAAATCATTCCCCGGTGTACCCTGTGTGGTCAGCACCAGCCGCCACCACATGAAGCAGAAGGGCAATCGCTCTCCCAGGCCACGGTATCATGTGGCATTTCAGATTGACACAATTCAGTCGCCGGATGAATATACCGCATTCCTGACCAGAGTGCAGTTACTATTCCCATTCTTTGATGGAAAGGCTCTGGATGCCGGTCGGTTCTTCTTCGGCAATCCGGATACGGAAGTTTATACCTTTCCAGGACACAGACCGCTGACAGATTTCATTGAGGAACTGGAGGAAAACAAATTCGTGGCGGATATGGAGGAATCTTCTGCTGCCCGGATCGGTTCTATCCCGGAAGGCAGCCGCAACAGCACGATTTCTCATGCTGCTGGGAAGATCCTGAAACGTTGGGGTGACACCCCGGAAGCCTATGAAAAGTTTATGGAGGTAGTAGAGCGATGCTCACCTCCTCTGCCGGAGTACGAAGTCAACAGCACCTGGAAAAGCGCCGTAAGATTCTTTCATGAGAAGGTAAAGAAGCAGCCGGGCTATATTCCTGCGGCAGAGTACAACAGGCCTGCCGAGCCACAATGGGAGCAGCCTATCCCCTTTACCCAGCACGCTCTCCCGCCCTTCCCTGTGGATGCGTTCCCGCCCGCCATCCGGGACTATGTCCTGGCAGTTGCGGAAACCACTCAGACCAAGGTGGATATGAGCGCCACAGCGGCATTGGCTGTCTTGGCGCTCTGCCAGCAGGGCAAGTTCCGGATCAAAGGCAAAGAGGACTGGAGCGAGCCACTGAATCTGTTCGCCGTCATTGTGGCGGAGCCTTCCGAGCGTAAATCCGCAGTCATTAATTTTATGACCCAGCCGGTCAGTCGTTATGAGGCGGAATACAATCAGCAGCACGCCGCTGCCATAGAACGCAGCCGGATGGAAAAACGGATTCTGGAGAAGCAACAGAAGAATCTGGAGGATCAGGTTCTCAAGGGCAAAGCACAAATGGAGGATCTGCAGGATATCTCTCTGCAGCTGGCCGGATTCCGGGAAAAGATGCCTATGCGGTTGTATGTGGACGATGTGACCACGGAAAAGCTGACCTCGGTTCTGGCCGAAAACAATGGTACGGCAGCCGTTGTATCCGCCGAGGGCGGCATCTTCGATATGCTGGCTGGTATTTACACGAAGAATGTGAACATCGATGTATTCCTTAAAGGTCACAGCGGTGACAACATTCGTGTAGACCGGGTAGGGCGAAACAGCGAGAGCATTATGGATCCCGCATTGACTGTTCTGCTGGCAGTTCAGCCCAATGTGTTGTCCGGCATGATGCGCAACGGTGTTTTCCGTGGCAGAGGTCTGACTGCTCGATTTATGTACTGTATGCCCCAGTCCATTGTGGGTAACCGGAAATACCGCACCCAACCGATCCCGGCGGAGGTATCCCGGTGCTATGAAGTGGTGATTCGGAATCTATTGGAGGACGAGGTCCCTAAGACACCGAAGCTGATCAACCTCTCCCCGGAAGCGGACAGGCTGCTGGAATCCTTTGCATGCGAAGTGGAGTCCAAAATGAAAACAGAGTATGCGGACATCCCGGACTGGACCGGTAAACTGGTTGGTGCGGTGCTACGAATCTCCGGACTGCTGTGCCGGGCCGCCAATTCCCATTGCTCCGACTTTCTGGATCTTTCCGATTCCATGGTCGTAGATGAAGAAACTATGGCCGGTGCCATTGCCATCGGCAGATACTTCACGGAACATTCCCGTGCAGCATATTCCCTGATGGGCGCTGACGATCTGGTGAAGCAGAGTCAATACGCTTTGGACGGCATTGTGAAAAACGGCCTTCTGGAATTCACCCGCCGAGACATCATGCGGATCTGCCGCAGCTTCAAGACAGCGGACACCGTGCAGCCGGTGCTGAACCACTTGGCGGATCTGGGTTATGTGGCGCTGAAGGAATCCGAAAACGCACCTGCCAAAGGCAGACCCGCCAATCCTACTTATCTCGTTAATCCGTTACTGTACCAGCAGGCTGCGTGAGAATGGCATTTTTGTCCTTTCTGTCACGTGTCCCTGTAGGTTAGAAATCATATTTATATATGAATTTTGAGGTTTCCCTATATGCCCCCAAGAATCAGAAATCCCAACCCATCCGGATTATTGTCCTTTTTGTCCGCTGTCCCGTAAGGAAGAAACTTGAACTCTGCATCAGAGTCAGTATGGATATCTATAAAAATATATATCGTTAAACTACTGTTATTTATATATACCCATACCATCCCTCTGATGGAGAATTGACTTTTCATATATATGGACATGTGACAAAAAGGACAAAAATCGTTTTACAACAAAACAACCATTATGAAATGAGGTATTTACATTATGAGAATCAAGCAGGTAATCCCTGTAACCACCGACTATGCCGTTCTGGCAACCCGTAAGTCTGATTTTGCCGATCCCTGTTATGACCAGATGGACAGCGGTCACAGCTTCTTCTGGGCCGTGATGGACGAAGGCTATAAAGATACCATCGCACTCATCGACGTGGATGTGAACGGCAGCCAGCGCATCTGTGAGCGCAGACTGGTGGTCCCCAAAAAGGTCTGTCCCTTCTGCAATCAGAAAATGGAGCCCGTGTATGACAACAAACATACACCCGACTTCTGGCAGGAGTGTCCTGCCTGCGGTCATGTATACGATATGCGCTGCCACGATGAAGAGGAAGGAGGTGAGAACGATGAATGACGAAGATCTGTCCCGTTATCTGTGGAAAGGTCTGGATCTGAAACGGTACTGCGTTGTCCGGATCATTCCCCAGGACAAAGAACACGCTGTGATCATCATGTTCAGCAATGACAGGGATGATCCCCACTGGTGCCTTCAGTACAAAGGTAACGGTCACTACTTTGACACCTTCCAGCAGCTGATGGACTACTTCCACAACCGCCGCTTTCAGAAACCGCAGGATATGATCCTGTGATACCCCTATGGGGGGTAATATCCCTACAGCTTATTAAAGGGGACAACGGCACGGGGTCACACGCAAATTTTTTGCGAATTCAAAGGCAAAAAACCGGAAATCAAATCAATATCATTCAAGAAGGAGTGTATTCTATGTCGAAAGACGGAACGAATCGTGGCGGAGCCCGTCCCGGAGCGGGCAGAAAACCCAAGGCGATCTCGGAGAAAATCGCATCCGGGAATCCCGGTGGCAGAAAGCTGACGGTTGTGGACTTCGGTGACGAAGCCATCAACCTGAAGGGCAGTGATATGCCCCCGGTCAAGGATTATCTGAAGGCCAGGCAGAAGGATGGCAGTACTACCTGTGCCGAGGATATCTATAAGGAAACATGGGAATGGCTGCATGAACGAAAATGCGACCATCTGGTCCCTATTCAGCAAATCGAACAGTACGCCATGAGTGTGGCGCGCTGGATCCAATGTGAAGAAGCGGTGTCTGAATTTGGCTTCCTGGCAAAGAAGCCTACAGGCACCGTTTTCTCGTCCCCGTATGTCACCATGGCCCGTGAATACATGAAGCAGGCCAATCTTGCCTGGTATCAAATCTATCAGGTGGTCAAAGAAAACTGCACAGTCGATCTTGGTGATAAATCTCCCCAGGACGATGTGATGGAACGTTTGCTCACTGCCCGCATGGGCGGAAGACGATAAAATTATTTGGAGGTAACAATTATGAGCAATGTAAGAAGTGTTGATGAAGCAAAGCGCAGACTGGATGAAATGGCCGCAGAGTTCAGTGGCAAAAAGCCTGATCTGTCCGCCGAGGCACAGAAGAAGGCCGAAGCCTACAATGCCGCCTTCTGGGAAACCATGCATACCGGCATGCCCCAGAACAGCATGAAGGAAGGCAGCGACGGTGCCGGTGGCTACCTGGTGCCTGATACCTATGAGAAAGACCTGGTTCAGGCTCTTTCCGAGCGGAATGTGATCCGCCAGGTCGCCACAACCATCCCCACCACCCACAAGATGCATATCCCCATTGCCTACGGTATGGGCGATGCCCAGTGGGTCATTGAAGGTCAGCCTTGGTCTTTCAACAAGGCATCCTTCGGCGAAGTGGTACTGGATGCCCACAAGCTGGGTACATCCATCCTGGCATCCGATGAGATGCTGGAAGACGGTGGTGTGGATCTGGAAAAGCATATCCGCAGCTTCTTCGCTGAACGGATCGGCGAAGCGGAAGAGGAAGCCTTCATCCACGGCAACGGTAAGGGCAAGCCTCTTGGTCTGATCCACCAGGCGGATGTAGGTGCCGAGTCCGAAGTGGAGGGTGAGATCTCCATTGATGATATGGCTAACCTGGAATTCTCTCTGCGCCGCCCCTACCGTGAGAATGCTGTCTGGCTGATTTCCGAGGAAGCCTATGGCAGACTTCGCTGCGTCCGTCAGTACAACGGCCGCCTTCTCTGGAATGAGAATCTGCAGGAGGGCGAACCCCAGAAACTGTTCGGTCATCCGATTTATGTCTGCAAGGCGCTGGACAAGGTCGCTCCCGGCAGCATTCCTGTTATGTTCGGTGACTTCCGGTACTTCTGGATCGGCGACCGAGGTAAGCGTGTGATGAAGAGACTGGTGGAGCGGTATGCCGACCGTGGCCAGGTTGCCTTCATTACCAGCGAACGTGTGGATGCCAAACTGGTTCTGCCCGAGGCAGTGAAGATGCTGAAGATCAGCGGCACTCCCGCAACAGAACCCGAAGCATAATCCGACCGGGGAGAGTGGCTCTTTGGGGCTGCTCTCCCCATAACTTTGCGGTCATGACGGAAGGAGTGTCACTATGAGACTGCAGGATAAAATCGCCATCAACAATATGCGGCTGGAGGGACACAGTCCTTCCGTGATCGCCGCAAGGCTTGGTCTGCCCGCCGGAACGGTCAGATCCCACATTCACCGGCACCCCAATATTCCCGGAGCCAAGATTTGCAAGAACTGCGGCAGACCACTGATGCAGCCCAAAGGCCGCCGGGAAAAGAAATTCTGCTCCGATTCCTGCCGTATGGCATGGTGGAACAGCCACCAGGAGGATATCAGCAGAAAAGCTTATTACAATCTTACATGCCAGCACTGCGGAAAGGAGTTTGAGAGCTATGGCAACAAAAACCGGAAATACTGCTGCCGGACCTGTTACGTTGCGTCCCGACAGCCAGAATAAATACGCCCCCGACAATCTGATCCTTTACCGCACCTCCCTGGCGCTGTACCGGAACATGACGGATGAAGGTATCTTCAGCGAAAAAGAGTATTGTCACATCCGCACCATACTGACCAAAAAGTACGGCTTATCTTCGGATAGTATTTTCGCGGAATGTGCTTGATATATCCTCCGGTCAGAGCGAATATGAAGTACCCCAAAATGATACAAAGGAGGAATACATATGGAACGAATCGTCGTGCGGCGGCACTTTCCCAAGGCAAATATCCCTCAAATCAAGCGTGTAGCCGCGTACGCAAGAGTATCCAGCGGCAAGGACGCCATGCTGCACTCCCTGTCTGCCCAGGTCAGCTATTACAGTGACCTGATCCAGAATCACAGCGGCTGGCAGTATGTTGGTGTCTATGCCGATGAAGCTCTGACCGGCACCAAGGATAACAGAGATAATTTCCAGCGGTTACTGGCAGACTGCCGGGCAGGCAAGGTGGATCTGGTACTCACTAAGAGTATCTCCCGTTTTGCCCGTAACACCGTGACACTGCTGGAGACTGTTCGTGAATTAAAAGCATTGGGAGTGGATGTGTTCTTTGAAGAACAAAACATCCACTCCCTTTCTGCTGATGGGGAACTGATTCTGACGATCCTGGCATCCTATGCTCAGGAAGAAAGCCTTTCCGCCAGTGAGAATCAGAAATGGCGGGTGCGGCAGAATTTCATGAACGGAAAACCCTGGCGTGGCTATATGCTCGGCTACCGCTACAATGGAGAAAAGTACATCATCGTCCCTGACGAAGCAGAGGTGGTACGCTCCATCTTCACTGAATATCTGGAAGGCAAGGGAGTGGTCGCCATCATGAAGCGGCTCAACGCATCCGGAATCCTCACCCAGCAGGGATTTACCTGGCATCAGAGTTCGGTGCAGAAGGTTCTGCGGAATTATACCTACACCGGCAATTTACTGCTCCAGACCAAGTACCGGGAAAACCACCTGACCAAGCGCACCCTGGTGAATAACGGCGAACTGCCACAGTATCATATTGAAGCAAGCCATGAGCCGATCATTGATATCGGTACCTATACATTGGTACAGTTGGAAATGGCCCGCCGGGCAGAGCAGTTTGCAAAACCTCACGAGACTGGATCTTACCCCTTTACCGGACGCATCACTTGCGCCTGTTGTGGCAAATATTACCGCAGAAAGATCCGGAAAACTGGCCCAGTTTGGATCTGCAACACCTACAACACCCTGGGTAAAGCCGCCTGCCCTTCCAAAGCAATCCCGGAAACAGTTCTGGATTCTCTGGTTGATGAGATCGGCGGTATCGGTGAAATAACGGATATACACGCCCACAATAACAATTCTCTGGTATTTACACTTGCCAGCGGAGAGCAAATCGTTAAACTGTGGCAAGACCGTTCCAGGCGGCAAAGCTGGACTCCGGAAATGAAAGAAGCTGCCCGTCAGAAAACATTGGAAAGGAGGGCATATCAGAATGCCTGCTAAGAATATCACGGTAATCCCAGCAACCATCGATCCGCACACCCGGATTCCCAAAGTCGCCACTACATTTCGCAAAGTTGCCGGATATGCCCGCGTATCCACAGACAGTGAGGAGCAGCTGACCAGCTATGAGGCCCAGGTAGATTATTACACACGATATATCCACAGCCGCCCCGACTGGCAGTTCGTGGACGTGTATACCGATGAGGGCATATCCGCCACCAACACAAAACGCCGTGAGGGATTCAACCGCATGGTGCAGGATGCCCTTGACGGTAAGATCGACCTGATTGTGACCAAGAGTGTGAGCCGTTTTGCCCGAAATACTGTCGACAGCCTTACCACCGTCCGGAAGCTGAAAGATGCCGGTGTGGAGGTGTATTTTGAAAAAGAGAACATCTGGACACTGGACTCAAAGGGTGAACTGCTGATCACCATCATGTCCAGCCTCGCCCAGGAGGAAAGCCGATCCATTTCAGAAAATGTAACCTGGGGTCAGCGAAAGCGGTTCGCCGATGGCAAGGTCAGCATTCCCTACGGTCATTTCCTGGGATACCGCAAAGGTGCGGACGGACTACCAGAAGTCGTGCCGGAGGAGGCAGAAATTGTACGGAGCATTTACCGAATGTATATGGAAGGAAAATCCAGCAACGCCATCGCAACCTACCTGACCAAGCAGAACATTCCCTCCCCCGCAGGGAAACCATCATGGCAGCGATGCACGGTGGAAAGCATTCTCCGGAATGAAAAATACAAGGGTGCAGCACTCCTGCAGAAGAAATTCACCGTGGATTTTCTTCAGAAAAAGATGAAGGTCAATGAGGGAGAGGTTCCTCAGTATTATGTGGAACACAGTCACGAGGCCATTATTGCCCCGGCAGAATGGGAGCGTGTGCAGGCGGAACTTGCCCGGCGCAAAAGCAGTACCAAGCGTACGATCAGCAGCAGTCCTTTTTCCTGTAAGATCATCTGCGGTGATTGTGGAGAAACCTTTACTCCGAAGGTATGGCACAGCACCAGCAAGTACCGCAGAACGATCTGGCGGTGCAGAGCCAAGTATGAAAAAGGCGAGCATTGCACAACGCCCCACATATACGAATCAGATCTGAAACAGCATTTTATTACGGCCCTCAGCCAGCTGCTGACTGACCGTACCGCACTGCTGGAGGATGGCAGACTGATTCAACAGGATCTCCTGAACTTTGATGCCATCGACGCCGAATGTAATGCCATTCAGCAAGAATTGGATGTGGTCACCGGGATGATCCAGCAGATGGTCAAAGAGAATGCCTCCCAAGCAACCAATCAGATCGACTACACAAACCGCTATAATGCCCTGGTAGATCGGTATGAGAACCTGCAATTGCGATATGATTCTCTGCAGGCACAGAGACAACGCAGACAACTGCAAGCTGCGGCAATGGATGACTGCCTGACCGCATTAGAAGAAGTCGATCTGCTGCAGATCCAGTTCTCCGATGTTCTGTGGAATACAGTTGTGGATCATGTGACAGTGTGCAAAGATAAACAACTGGTGTTCCATTTCAAAAACAGCGCAGATATTTCAGTTCAAATGTAATGCTATATTGTTGAAAAGACTCAGGTTGGCAGAAGTGATCCTGCTGGCCTGAGTCCTTTTCCTTTTGTTTTTGCTACCCAATCAGATGCGAATAGTATGCTACCAAATGCTGAATTAAATGCCGCATATTGAGAAATCGATAAAACCGTGATATCATGTATATGATGTTGGATAGGCGGCATGGGCTACTGTGTTATTTATTCTTGGGATTCAAAATCCCAGAAAGGAGGTAGCTCTATGAACACTACAGTCGTCCTCGACTGGAAGTTTGTTGTCGCCATTGGCGCAACAACTGCAGTAATCATCCTCGCTGCGAAGATGAGTCCTGCAGAAGCCAAGGAAGTGTTGACCCGAGTGGTTGACACCTGCACTGTGCGCACAATCGCCCTGACCGGCGATTGCTAACGCCACCAACGTCAGGGCACATAGCCTTCGGGTTATGTGCCTTTTTATTTTGAAGAAGGCACATAATTATGAAAAGGCATATACAAACTGGGTTTCACAGTAGCTTTTCCAAATACTTTTACTAGTAAAAATGCGAAACTTGACGGTCAATAAATTCTGCTGTATACTAAAATAAAAGTCAAATTATGTCGATTTTTCCATATACAGTTAGATAGGATGTGAGTGTATGAATGGCACCGTATACAAAATCTGTTCAAATCAGTGGAATAATAAAACGTTTGGTTTTATCCTCGGTGATGATGGGCAAGAGTATTACTTCCATAAATCAAACCTTGTCAAAATTAACATATCGTCATTACAAGAGAATGATCGTGTAGAATTTACTCCCGTTCCTGGAAATCAGCCCGGAAAGATGGCCGCATCGAGTGTTCGCAAATTTGTTGGACAGGGTTCCACCATTCTTCAGTTCGCAATCAAGGGCATCCATCCTGATGTGGATCTGGATACTTTCAAATATGACGAAAGAACAATTATTAAGGCGTTGTCAGAGGCGCTGTTTATAACCAATGGTGGCAGGGTACTAACAGTAGGAAACTGTCAATACCGCTATGCTTTAGTAAAACCTACCGAGGATTATGCCGTCAACTTCAACCTTCAGCGGGAAATCCCGGTTATTTTCTCTAACTATGAGGTCATTGAACCTCGTTGTTTAGATGTTGCAGCAGAAGTGGCAAAAGATATTCCTTCTTCTTTGCGCTTGGATCGAAGCTGCCAAATAATAGTTAGCCGAGACAGACATGTGGAAGAAACGCTTGGCCATTTGCTTCGTGACAGTAATTTGAGTTCTGTTGTCATTCCTTTTTCCTATGATGAACTCATGTCTAAAGAAATGACTCCCAGTCGCATTCTGGATCGGTTCAGAAAATATCTGTTCGATGCCGATTTATTTACAACCTCTCAGCCCATTGACAACGATGTCTTTTTCTTCGGACGTCGGGATTATGCCTTGGATGTTGCCACAAAATGTAAAAGTTCTTCCTATTTATGTGGTGTCTTTGGTTTGCGTCGTAGCGGAAAAACATCTATGCTTTTCGCTATTAAACGCCAGTTGGAAAGCACTGGGTGCCCGGTTGCGTTTATCCCATGCCAGACAGAACTGGAAACATTAAACTGGAAACAAGCGCTGTTCCAAGTATCAGAAGAAATCAGAAAAGTTTTAGGGCTCGATTCGGACGATGTGAGTCTCCACTCCTCCGTAGAATATGAAGCAGATAGTGCAAACAATATTTTCACTGAAGATATGGCCACCATGCTTCAAGGACGTACTACACCTGTAGTTTTGATGTTCGATGAAATTGAGGCAATTACATTCGGTGTAGGCAAAGAAACTGGTCCATGGTACGACGGAGATAGCTTTATTCACTTCTGGAATGTATTACGCGGTTTTTGTACCAGAAGCGGATCTAATCTGTCCATCGTTGTTGCAGGCACAAATCCGATGATTAACGAAATTCCTACCATCGGCCAGGCTGGCATTGCTAATCCTATGTTTCAGCAGCTCTCAGTTTCTAACCAGGGCAGCTATCTCAAACCGTTCGATATTTCCAGCACCAAAACTATGATCGATACTCTTGGCGGATACATGGGTATTACGTTCGAGGATTCGATTCCCGGAAAATTGGTTGAAGACTGTGGCGGTCATCCTTATTTAATCCGAATGCTTTGTGGCTACATATACAAGTATGTGCGAGAGAATCAGCTTAGGAACCCAACTTTCAAAGTGTCAAAAGCTGTATATGAAACGGCCCGGGGTGATTTTGAAAGAAGCAGTGATGCAGAAAGCTTCTACATGATGATTCTGGAGATATTACAACGTACCTATCCCCGTGAGTATGACACGCTTAAGATCCTGGCTACAAACGGAGATGAACAACTCTTCAGAGTTTTGGATAATCCTCAAATTATTCATCTGCTTGGCTACGGTCTGATTGAGAAAAACGGAGAGCGTTTTGCTATTCGCTATGATACGGTAAAACGCTTCCTGCAGGGCAAATATGCTTTTGAACGTACCGGTCTTAATTTCAAAGAACAAGCTTTGGAAATCAACACCCGGATGAACGACGGAGAATTACGGCTACGCGCATTAGTCAGACGAACTTTAAATGCCCACAAAAAAACACTCAATCCCAAACAAGCCATGATCGATGCCATGAGCGCCCATGCAAATATAACACCGCAGCAGTTAAACTGTGCCAAAGGACTGGAATATAAGGATCTATTTGATCCCACAGTAAACCGCGCTTGTTACTTTTTAGTCTTGGTTTTGGCCATCGAACAAAACTATGATGCGGTATTTTCGGCCATATTTGATGCAGATAAGAATACCGTTATCGATACTCTAAAGAATCGATTCAACAGATATCGTCAAATCCCTGCTCATCCTATCGACCAGGACGCAAAAAACTGGAGCGATGCCGATTTTGCTCAATTCCGAACTGATATGCAGTGGTTGGAAACAATCTTGGCCGATAATGAGTAATTTATAGTGAAGTTTTTCTGGAAACTTATTTCTATAATTAGCAAAACCCACGTGTCATTTTTTTGGCACGTGGGATACTTTATTATTTGGAACCTATTACAAATTAGGGATGTATCCTTGTTTACAACAGCACTAAAGTAATTCCCTTGCCATATGAATTCCAACCTTCACACCCTCCACGAATCTGGCCTTCTCGTGATCCCGGCACAGGGTACAAACGGCATCCACGATCCGATCCATCTCCCGGAGGGGCATACCGTGCATCCGCTGGTACAGATCCTCAAAGGCTGCCTTCACGGCATCCGTGTCGGTGTTGTTGCATTCGTGGTAATAGGTGAAGAGCATCTCCAGGATGGAATTGGCATCGCCGCCGTAATTGGGCGGGTGCTCTGCCACATGGCGTTTCAGTATCTCCACATACTCATTCAT